CATTACAAAGCGTCTTGTGAAGCAACCCGTGCGCCTTGGTCCGCTGCATCTCGGTCACTGGATTCTTCCAGATGCAAATCCGCGAGTGAAACCGGAATCCGCGTTTCCAGAATGACCGGATGATCTCGCCGCTGAAGTCTTGGAACTGAATCGCGCCGTGCTTCCACTTCGTCGCCAGCAAGTCAACGCAATGCACCGCGACCTCGCGACCCGGAACCATGATCCGCGCAAGCTCGTCAATCAGAAGCTCGAAATGCTGGGTAAACTCGTCCATGTCATTGCAGTTTCCCATGTCCTGCAAGTCGTCAGAGTAGGTGAACAAATCCGCGAATGGCGGGGAGAAAACGGACAAGTCGATTGACTGGTCGGGGATCGTTTTGGCGACCCGGACGCAATCGCCGTGGTGCATTGTCCATTCGTTTGTGGATTCGGTGTTAATGTCGGTTTTCATGGTTAGTTCTTTTACCTGGAAGCCACGGAAGCATTCCGCCGCGATCTTCATTTTCTGCTGCATTTCTTCGTGCTGACGGATCTTCTTGTTGATGGTTTGGAGGATTGCGCCCTCCGTGGTTGCTTGGACGATGTAGGCGTTTACCTGCCGCGTTTGGCCGAATCGGTATGACCGGCGCAAAGCCTGGTAAAAGTCCTCGAAAGAGTAGGACAGCCCGACGAAAGCGACATTGGAACAATGCTGCCAGTTCATCCCGTATCCGAAGATGCCGCTTTTGCTAATCAGGACGCGGATCGATCCATCGACGAATCCTTCCGCCGACTTCTCTTTGAACTTGGCAGTGTCGCTTCCCTTGACCTCTACGGCATCAGGAATAGCAGCGCCAAGGAGTTTGCTTTCCTCGTTGGTGTTGCACCAGACAATCCACGACTCATCCGACCCGTTGACAAGCTCCGCCACTTTAGCGACCCGATCCTTAACCGTCATCGAAAGCTCTTTGTGCATCGTTGTTGCCGAGAGCGTCGAGTGGCGCAGTAGCTCGCCTTCCTTGCGCCCCTCTGCCTCATCAACCTGGACAGCGAAGGACTGGAGGTTGAGCGGCGGCAGATCGTAGCCATCATCCGCGAATCCAATGTCTGACGGCTTGGAGATGCACGCGGCCCACGATGAGAGCCATTCCCAAAACGACTTTTCAGCGTGGCGCTTCAGCCGCCAGTCGCCCGTGTTGAAAGTGTCGTTCAGGAAGAACGTGGCGAGCATCTGAGCGGGCGAGCAGATGCCCAGGAAGTCGGCGTGTTGCCCGAACTCCGTGTAATCGTTTGGCGATGGAGTCGCCGTGCAGCAGAGTCGATGCGGGGTGTCGGAGAATCGCGAGGTGAGTCGAATCCGGGTTTTGCCAGTGAAGTTTTTCAGGATGCTGGATTCGTCAAGAACCACGCCCGCGAACTCGATTCCGTCAAAGTGATCGAGCTTGTCGTAGTTAGTGATATAGATGCCGGTCCCGTTGCACTGGTCGCCAGACTCGACGACCTTAGCAGCAATACCAAACTTGCGAGCCTCCGCTTCCGTCTGCTTGGCGACCGATAGGGGCGTCAGGATTAATACCATGCCGGAAGTCTTGAGTTTGATTTGATGCGCCCACTCAAGCTGTTGCGCCGTCTTGCCTAGCCCGCAATCCTCAAAGAGAGCGGCCCGCCCCTGGCGCACTGCCCATTCGACAACGTGGCGCTGCCACGGAAAAAGGGGCGCGGTGATTTCCAGCGGCTCGAAACCGTGGGACTGAGCGCGTTTGGTTTTGGCTGTGATGAAGTCGTCGTATGTATTCGTCATGCGCCGAACCCGCTAGCTGTCTGCCGGTGGGCGCTCAACAAAAAAGGCGCATCCCGCGAAAATAAACCTAACGAAAAAACTTGCTAGTCGTGCCGCCTTTACGCGCCGTAAGCCTCGCTCGCCCGTCAAGTTTTTCGCGCTGTATGACACAAATAAAGTTGACGCTTTTTCTCGCCAGTCGATCCGGTCGAGGGGATTGTGCGGCTGTCAACCGACACCAACCAAACGACATCAATGAACGCCGCAACCAAAGTGACCGTGATCAAAGAAGACCTTCGCGAAGGACGCCAAACCCGCCTTCTCGGTCAAACGCTTTACATGTGGGATGACCGCCCACAGATGCATTACAACCAAAGCAAGGTTTTGGTTTCAAAGCAGCCAGACGGCGCTTGCCGGTTTGCCATCAGCCCTGAATGCCTCAAGCTTGCCTGACCTTTCCCGCCCCGCCAGCCGGTGACTTGTCGTTAGGTAACGGCGAGCGGCGGCGGGGAACCACTCACTGACACGACCATGCAAGACGAGTTTATGGACGACCAGCCGCCAATCGGCACGCTGACACCGGAAGCCCGCGAGTCGCTACGGCTCGCCATCGAAAGCACGCCACCGGGTCAGCTTGCTAAGTGGCGACCGGAGTTCGTTAAACCGAAGCAGGACGCACCATGAGCATCCTCGCCGCCATCTTCGTCTGGGCCGGTCTCTGCATCGTCGCACTTGTCGCCTTCCGCCTGCTTCTCAACTCCAACTTTCACCGATGAACACGCCGATTACTGATGCCGCTGAAATGACCGGGTTTCCAACTCCAAGAGTGGCGACTGATGGGTGGGTTAGCTCCGATTTCGCCCGCCGCCTTGAACTCGACCGCGCCGCGCTGATGGACGCTCTATGCGAAATCCACATCCTCTCCCACGATTACAGCGGAGAGGGTTCGATTGCGCTAAAAGCCATTGAAGCTGCCCGCGCAAACTTTCCAAACGCATGAACAACCTGACCATTACCAACCCGCTAGCTCTCGAGACCGACCCGTTAGTCATCGTCCGCACCTCCGCGCCGTCAGCGGCGAAATACGACAGCAAGGTTCGCCGTTACGATGGCCAGCTTGCCCGCGTCAACGTCCGCACCGGCGAAGACCTGGCGCTCATCCGAATGCTGCGCCACGGCATCGACTACTTCGCCCCGGCTAGCGGCGACGGCATCCTCGTAAATCCCGAACTGCTGAAACGATGAAGCCCGACACCGCCCGTTTTTTCGCATCTGCTGCCGTCGTGCTGTCCATCGTCAGCATCGTCCTGCTTGCTGGTTCAGGATGCCGCGATTTTGCAACCTACCTCGTTTGCGTCGGGGTTGCGATCCTCGCGGGTTTTGTGGCGCTAACCCAGGACATCTAAAACTTTCCTAGTGGAAACCGGGCGGCATGTTGCCAGTCGTTTTCTACCCGTCGAGGGTGGGATTGCTCACGACAGCCCGGAAACTTTCAACTGACCTAACCATGAAGACTACCAAGAAACAAACACAGTGCCAGCGCCTGTTGGCGTATCTCCGCAAGCACCGCAAGGGCATCACCACGATGGAGGCTTTCGAGCATCTGCGCATTACCTGCGTCCACAAGCGGATTGCGGAGTTGGAGGAGACTGGGCAGCTTGACGGCTACAACTGGATTCAGGCCCATTTCATCACCCGCACCAAGGAGCGCACCGCTTCCGGCTCCATCGTCACCCGCTACAAGCTCGCACGCTAATTTCCAGCGCCCTTGATGCCGATCCTTGACGGGGGCAGCGCGGCACAAGGGTAACTTTCCGAATACCATGACAACCACCACACAAGAACTGCTAGACGCCAACGACGCCCTACGCGCCGAATATCCGACCGCGCTCATCCTTGATGCCCAGTTTGGTGCTGACGGATTCCGCCTGATGATGATGCCTCAGAGCGACGATTACGCCACTCAGATCGGCAAAGGCGCGACCGTCACCGAAGCCCTGGCCGACCTTCGTTGCAAGGTCGCAGCGAACGACCCGCTCGCCAAGCTCCGCAAGCAGGCGGAGGCACTGGGCTACGGCTTGCTCAAGCTTCCTCAAGACTAGGACGCTCACTAAACCGAAGAAATGAAGATCACAAACCGAGCGTGCGTTGACAGCGAGGCGGGGAGCCACGGATTCCGCGCCTACAAGAAAGGACTAACGTGGCAGCAGGCCGTTTGTAAATGGCAGGCATACAGGCATCACCGTAACGGATCTCGCAGGACTAGCCTTTGGATTAAAGCAGCACTCCGCGCATTCAGGGAAGCAGGAGGGCACGTCCCCGGAAAAGATATTAAATAAAGCTCTCTCAAGACTAACCAACGAACAATATGACAACCGAACTGACAACCACACAAGAATCCGCCGCCTTTGAACTCACCCAGCGGCAGGCTAAAATGCTCTCAAGCAGCACGCTCGTCCCGAAGGAATTTCAGAACAACATGGCCAACTGTGCCATCGGGCTGAACATCGCCAAACGACTCGGAGCAGACCCGTTTATGGTCCTCCAGAACATCGACATCATCCACGGGCGACCATCTTTCCGCGCCTCGTTCTTGATCGCCATGGTCAACGCATCGGGCCGCTTTACGCCGCTTCAATTCCGCCTCGAGGGCGCTGGCGAGAAACGCGGATGCGTAGCCTACGCCACCAACAAAGAGACCGGCGAGATCGTCGAGGGACCAGAGGTTACGATGGCAATGGCTAAGGCCGAAGGCTGGTCCACGAAGTCGGGCAGCAAATGGCTGACGATGCCGGAACTGATGTTGCGCTATCGTTCCGCCGCGTTCTTCGCTCGCATCTACGCGCCCGACATCACGTTGGGTATGCAGACCGCCGAGGAGATCCACGACGCGGAACCGATCCGCAACGTCACGCCGCGACCAGGCTTCGCCGCTGCCATCGCAGCCCCGGTCGAACCGACCGCGCAAGAGTCCTTTGAAGCTGAACTCGCGCAGGAGGAGGAAGCATGAAGATCTGGGACGTAAAGCAAGGCCAAGAGGAATGGCTGGCGCTGCGTAAAAGCTACTTCACAGGCTCCGCGCTAGGGGAATGGCTACTCGACGGCGACCGCACCAAGACAAGCCGCAAGGCATGGCAAAATGCCATCTGGAACAAGCTTGGCGAATTGTCGCAGGATGACGAACCGAACTTCCCGAACTGGGCAATGAAGCGCGGCACGGAGCTTGAGCCGCTCGCCCGTGCTGCCTACGAGCGGCACACGGGATTCAAGGTCCGCGAGGTTGGATTCATTTCCCACGATTCGGACGGATTCGGGGTTTCGCCGGATGGTTTGATCGTCGGTAGCTTGGATTTCCCGATTGGCGATGACGACTTCTACCACGGACTTGAACTGAAATGCCCTGTCGCCCGCACGATGCTGAAGTGGCTCGATGCCGGAACGCTGCCGGATGAACACAAGCTCCAGGTCCATGCGAGTCTCGCCGCTAGCGGGCTGCAACGTTGGGATTTTTTTGCCTATCACCCCGAGCTTGTGCCGCTGCACATCATCGTTGAGCGGGACGAGTTCACGGAGCTAGTCCTTGCTGGCCTACTCAAACTTTCCGACGACTACAGCGCGGCGAAGGCAAAGCTGGCGGGATGGATCGCAACGCCAACGAACGACACGCCATGAGAACCTACACCATCAACGTAACCAAAGAACAACTAGCAACGCTTTCAATGGCGTGCGAAATTACGGCCCGATTGGGCATGTGCCAAATCGAGATGGCATTTGACGAACTGCCATTCCGAGAGCCGGTGGATTGGTCCGAATATCATGCGATGATGGACGATATCCGACGCCAGCTTCGCGTCCATTGTGACGCCAACGTGGGAATCCGCCGCGCCAAGGATCGCCACAAGGAGGCTTGGGATTTGCACGCGGTTTTCCGTCATCGCCTCGCGTGGGACTGGCTGGAGGATCAAGGCAAGACAAAGCCGGATTTTTACGGAGTCAACTACGACCAGCCGCACAAGACATCTGACCAACCACTAGCCAAAATTGAAAGGAACACACCATGACCGACACCCTATTTGACATCCCCGAAAGCCCGTCGCCGCGTTTGCAGTGGTTGCGGGACCATCAGATCGACATCATCGACAACGGCATCGACTACAAACCCGGTGATTGCTGCGAAATTTTCGGAAACCGACTCTTCCGCTATTGGGCATTGCAAGGCGGAAAGCAGACCAAGACGGAGCTTAGCGAAGCTGGTGGCGACACCGAGGACGAGGCTATCGTCAACCTGGCCCGCAAACTCAACCTCAAACTCTGGAACGAAGCATGAGAACCCCCGAAGACCCAACACGCGACCCGGCATCCGAGGCTAGAGACGACTGGGAGGACCGCGAGCCGAACGACTGGCGGCGGCGTGACCG